GCCCATCGCCTGCGCCGCGCACAGGACCTGAAACACGTTGGGTTCGTGCAGGCGCAGTTCCTCGAACCGACCGGACTTCGGGACATCCAGCGGGGGATCGAGGTCGATGACGAGGGTGCGTCCGTCGTCATCTTCCGGTCCGGTGTCGCCGACCGGGACCATGATGGCGAGCACTTCTTCGTCGCTGGGGACGGTATGGTGATGGGTCACGAGACGGTATCCTCGGTTACGGTGTCACTTTCGACGTGGAGTTCGAACGTGCCTTCCTGTGTGTTGATGGTGAGGGTTTCGGTCTGCCACCCGGCGACGCAGGTGATTACCTTGCCATTGGCGCAGACCAGCACGACGGTCAGTTCGGATGCGCCCTGCAGGCTGCTGATCGGGTAATCGCGGCGGTCACGGCAGGTGGCGCTGATGAATCCCTGGCCGGGCATCTGGGTGAAGCCCTCGACCATGGACTGCCCCTTGGCGGTTTCGTTGACGGGGCCTGCGGCCTGCCACTGCGCCTCGCTTACGACGTTGAACGTGATGCCGTTGAGGGTGAGGAACGCGGTACCGCCAAGCGGCCCGCGATAGACGGTTCCGGACATGGTTGGTGGTTCCTTATGATTTCACGAACTGGCAGTTGCCAGCGATGACCCAAAGCTGGTTGGCGAAGTCATAGGGCATGAGCAGCGCGACAACGCCGCCGCCCTGATTCTGCGCCTGTATGTTCGCCGCGAAGGTGGCCGCGTTCTGCGCCCAGAACTGCGAACATTGCCAGTTGTAGCGGGCCGAACAGGCTTTTCCGATCAACTGCGCCGTGGTGGCCTTCGCCCCCGCCGGGATCTTGGTTCCGTCAGCCACAAGGATGCACCCGCCGAACATGGAGGCGAGATAGGTGCGCATGTCCTGCAGGCAGATCATGGCGGTCATCAGCGTTTCGATATCGAGATAGCTGTCGTCGGGCACGCCCTCGGCATTTTCCTGATAGGTCGTGATCAGGCGTTCGATGTTGACCGTGCCGCTGTCGTCCACGGTGAAGGTGGACATGCCGTCGTGCAGCAGGCTGTTGCGCTGGTCCAGGATGAACCGGCCCGCATCCGTGGGCGGCATGACCGAAAGCGCCACGCCCGTGATCGGGATGGCCGGGTTGGTGCGGATGCTGGCCGCGACCCTTGCCCCAACCTGCGCCGCCCAGACCATTGGCGGTGACGGGCTGTCGGATGTGGGCATGATGGTGGTGTGCGGATCGTTCTGCGTCAGGCCGAACGTGGTGGCCGCCCCGTACGTGCCACGAAACGCCGTGATGCCGTGGCCGTAAAGCTGGTTCATCGGCGCCCAGCGGCCATCCGTATTGTTGAACAACGTTTTGAACAACGTCAGGCTGGCCGCATCGGTATAGGGATGGATGAACAGGTCATAGACACGATCACCCAGCGTGGCGAGTGCCGTGGCCAGCGTGGTGGGGTTCTGCGTGCCACCGGCCATCGCGGTGATGGCGACGGCAACACCCGACGGCGTGGACTGCCCGCCTGCCGTGCCCAGCAGGTTGAGGCCCAGCGGGATATCGTTCCCGCACAGCCCCCTGTTCAGGGCGGTGACATTGACCTGTCCCGCCGTGGTCGCATCCACCGCCAGCGTGGCATACAGACCGGTGACGGACGCGGCCGCCGTGACGATGTTTTCGGCGATGGTCGTGGCCGTATCGCCTGCCGTCACCAATGTCGGGACCAGCAGGTCCCCTATATATAAGTACAGTGTGCCGGACGCAGTTGCGGGGCCGGTGATTGTGAAAGCACCCTTTGCCGCGACGGATGCGGCATCATCGGCCAACGGCAGCACCCAGACCTCGCCCATGGGGTCGAGCGCGAAATACTGCGCCACCATGATCGCGGCCTGCGAGCCCGCGCCGTACAGGCCCTGCGCGTCGGAGATGCCAGCGGACAGGCGCGCGGTCCCCGCAAGGGATGCGCCGGTCGTGGCCTGTGCGATAATCAGGACACGACGGCCAAAGGACGCGGTGTTCGCCCGGGAATTGTCCAGGGCAAAATAAAAGCCGGGCACCCGGTTGCTGGTCGGGTAACCCGGCACGGTGATGGAGCCGCTCATGCATGGGCCTCGGCAGGTTCAGGGGTGGCCGCCGCGCCGCCGCTGGCGGGAATGGGCGATGGGGTGGGCGATGGTGATGCGGCGGATGCATCGGGCGGCGCGGCCTTCACCACGTCGCCATTGTGCAGGCACAGCAGCCAGAAGCCCGTTTCGGGCACGGTTTCGCCCTGCGCCTTGAGCAGGCGCATCGTGCCGGGCCACCGCACTGCGCGGCCCGGGGTGGGTTTTACAAACATTGGAGGACCTTCAATCCTGGGAGGTGGCGACCTGCATGCCTGCGAAACCGGCGTCGCCGTTCGCGGTCATGGTGCCGGTGATTTCGGCAAGGGGTGTTCCGGGGGGCGGATACGTCTCGATATATTCGAGGCCGAAATGCATGCTGACTTCGCCAGTATGTTCAGCGGTCTTGCTGTTGACCTCGACCTCGGTATCGAGTTCCGTGACCTGTGTGATCATGGCCTGAAGCGCGGCGTCGAGCATGATGGCCAGTTCGATCTGTTCGGCGAAGGCCTCGACCTCGGCCTCGGCATTTGCGGGTGACGTGTGGCAGAGCCGCGCATGCACATATAAATGGGCCACACGTGTAAACTGCGGCTGCCCGCGCCCTGCACTGACGGCGTTGTCGCGGGGGCAGACCAGGTTGATGGCAGGCAGCATGCCCGGCGTCATGGGCAGGCTGCGGTCGATGAAGACGTTCTTCACGCCACTGACGCTGGCCAGCGCCGCCGCCGCTGCCTGTTTCAGTTCCACGCGATAGAGGGTCATGTGCCGATATTCACCAGATTGAGGTCGAGACGCGCCCCGCCGTGACTGTCCGGCTGGACCTCTCGGATGGCGTATGTCAGGCCATTGATGACGAAGGTGTCGCCCTGGACGGGCGGCACGGGGAAATCCGACAGCCGGACGCCAAGGCGCGGCAGGCTGGTGGTGATGTCCGTGGGTGACAGGCCGGGCATGGCCCCCATCGGGTCGAGGCCTTCGTAGCCATCATCGAATATGGCGGTGATGGGTACGGGAGCGGCCAGCGACCGGGATTGCCATGCGTAGGACGAACCGAACGTGTCGAGACATGGCCCCAGGACAAGCTGTCCGAAATCTATGCTCACGTCGCCGGTTTTTCTTTCACCAGCGCCGGGGCCGATGGCATGGAGGCGGCAACCTGCCCGGGAGGTAGCTCGCCCGGACCATTGGGCGATATGGTGGCGACATGCGCCGCCGCTGTGCCGGGATAGACCGCGAAGCCACGGTTCACGAGCATTGCGGCCTCGTCCGCCGGGACGGCGATGGTTGTCCCCGCAGGTGAAGGCCGCCGCCCCGGCTGTGTATAGACGGGACGGCGCAGAATGATTTCCCGCGCGATGGCGGGTGTTGCCTTGTCAGTCATTATCTACCTTCAGATTCCGGGGGCGGGCACATCTGCGCCCGCAGCCATGACGGTTGCGCTCAGCACGGCATTTGCCCGCGACGGGATGACCAGCGGAGCAGACTGCATGAGCAGGTTGACCTGCGCCGGGTTCTTTTCGATCCACATCTTGGGGGCATAGGGCATCGGCATGTAACTGAACTCGGGATCGACGATCAGGCCGAAGACCTGCGTGCCATCCAGTTGGGGCGATGTCATGAGGACGGTGCCGTCAGGGATCATGGGTTGTTCGATGCCGGTGGCGGGATCGACAAACCAGTCGTTGAACAGCCACAGACGGAACTGCCCCCAGTGCCCCTTGAACACGCCGCCGGTCTCGATCTGGGAGCCGAGCTGGATTTCGGCACCGCCTGCGCGCGGGTCCCACAGCACGGAGTTGAGCACGCCCACGTCCGCCTTGAATGCGTTCCACGGACTGGTCGTGAAAATCAGGTCACGCGGGGTCGCGCCGCTTTTCTGCATGTAAGCGGACGCCCATGCATCAATCGAAGCGGACGGGGATACGCCGGTCTGGCCCCACTGCGCGGCACCTGACAGGGCGAAGGTCAACGCGCTATCGCGCCCGAAATCGACCTCGACAGCGGGGAATCCCTCCCCCTCGACCGTATAGGAACCATTGACCAGCGCCTGGGCGGCCATCCATTCCATGCGGCGCTTGACCATATCGACCTGGTCCGCGATCTCGTAAGCGAGATTGAACTCCAGCCGTTCGGCAGGGGTCATGCCGCCCATGAGGCGTTCCCCATACTGGCGGCGCACAGGGCGCAAAAGATCAGGGTGGCGCAGATCCTTGATATAGGCGGGCGTGAACGCATTCGTGGTGATGCGCCGCCCCTCGACCGGCCTGGCCTCGGCTGTGGGCGCGGTAAAGGGGGACATGCGACGCACACCAATATCAATGTCCAGCGCGACCTTTTCGGTTTCGCTGACAACGATGTTGGGGAAAAAGTTGTCGAGCAGGAAAGTATCGGCGACCATCAGGTTCTCGACCGTGCCGATCAGTTGCGCCGTGTCATACATCGACAGCATGGCGGCAAGCGACGCCTGCGTGCCAACTTCGGCGGAAGTAGTTCCGGACATGAAATTTTATCCCGATTTTACGCGGTGGGAGGAGCGCCGGAGACCGACGTCTTGAGGTAGATGCCAAACGGGCGCATGGCCTCGGTCAGCGTGGCGGGCGTCCAACTGGCGTCGTAGGTCATGTAATTCGTGTTGAACTCCCCCATGACATAGGCATCGCCCGGTACCGTGGCGCCGGCTGCCGTGGTGACATCATCGATCAGGATGGCGCAGGGGGTCTGGGATCCGTCCGTCGCGGTGGCGACAGACAGGATGTATTCATCCGTCGCCGTCACCTTGCCCAGCACTGCACCCCGGATCAGGGTCTGGCTGGCGCCGATCGTAATCGGCTGGGTGACGATTTTGAGATTACCGGCGACAAGCTGGTCGGGGACGAATGTCACCGAGTGCATGCCCGGTGTGAAACCGTAGGACATGGAATGGCTTCCTGTGTTCAGCGCTTGCGGGTCTTGCGCGCGTTGGCGATGGCGGCGAGGCGTGCGCCGGGCTGTTGTGCGGCGTCATTGCCACCGGCGGGCAGCGGCGGTGCGCCGGGTTCGCGCCCCATGCGTTCACGCAGCCCATCACGCGCGGACGGCGGCTGGCGTGCGGTTGCGGCGGCAGGCGGCGCGACCGCGCCCATGGTGGAGAGCAGGCGGACGGCAGCGCTGCGGGGCAGGCTGGTACCGAAGGCGATTTCCGCCGCCGGATTGCTGGCCGCGAATGTGCTGCTGAAAATAGCGGCGCAGCGTCCGCGTTCACGGGCGCGGGCGGATGCTTTTTCGCTGTCGCTTTCGTCCTCGGCATCGGTGGTGTCGTCGCCATCGGTATCCGGGTCACCGCCGTCGTCGGCCTTCTTGCCCTTTTTCTTGCCGTTTTCGTCGGTGTCGCCATCGCCGCCGTTATCGGGCGTGGTGTTTGTGTCATCATCCTCGGCAGCGCTGCCATTGAGGAATGCGAAACGGCTGACGCCTGCGCGTAGCGTGTTGCTCATGCTTGTAGTGTCCCTGTCAGGAATGGTGTGGGCCGTCAGCCCAGCGCGGCGATCACGTCCATCATCGCGCTGTCTGCGGACATGACGGCATCGGCCAGACCGGCGGCGACGCCGTGCTGGCCGAGGAAGGTTGCGGCCTGTGTGGCGCGCACGGCATCGGGCGAAAGTCCCCGATTGCGCGCCACGGTTGCGACGAACAGTTCGCCCATCTCATCAATGTCCGCCTGGAAACGGGCGGCAGCGGCATCCGTTATGGGGGTGGTGGGGTAGCTGTCCGTTTTCTGGTCACCGAACTGGAAGGTGCTGACCTTGATGCCTGCCTGGTCAAGCATGCCGGTGATATCAACATGCATGCCGACCACGCCGATCGAACCGACACCGCCCGTGCGGGGCACGATGATGCGATCTGCTGCCGAGGCAATGGCATAGGCGGCGGAGTAAGCGGCTTCATCCACGATGGCCACGATCGGCTTTGTGCCGCGCGCGGCATAGATGCGATCGGCGGTGTCGAAACATCCGGCCACCGTGCCGCCGGGGCTGTCGATATGAAGGGCGACCGCCTTTACGTCTTCATTGCCCATGGCCTCGCGCATGGCGGCATCGATATCACCATATAATGTGACCCAGTCCCACCAGGGCGAGCCGCCACAGCCGGGCATCAGCACGCCGGAGATGCGGATGATGCCAACCCCCGCGACGATGTCCGACAACTGAGAAACGGGGCGGCTGTCGGCATCATCCTGCCAGAAGCCTGCATTCAGTGTTTGGCCAAACAGACCGACATCATCCGCACCCTGCGCCAGCAACTGGCGGATGACGGCCACACGCTCGCCCGACAGGGCCAGCGGTCGGCCCAGCAGGTTCTGGGTGAGTGTGAGGTGCCTCATTCGGCCTCCGGCTTGCGTTGTGTGTTTTCTGTGGTTTCCGTGCCGGTCCATTCCGGCAGCGGGATGCCCAGTTCCTTGAAGGTTGCGATTTCAAGCGCGCGCTGGTGGACGTTTTCCTCCCAGTCCGCGCCCTCGTTTTCGGCGCATTCCTTCTCCAGCGTGGACAGGCCACCATCCATTGCGAGGATGGATCCCTGTTTTTCCGACACGGGATCGATCCAGCCCCGCCCCGGCCCCATCCACTGGCACCGGGCATAGGCCGCGCGGGCATCGATATAGTCCGGTGCGCCACGGGGCAGTGGCAGGTCATCGACCTCCATCGCCTCTTCCATCCATGCGATGCGGATGGGATCGGCCCAGCCGATGGCAAATTCCTCCCGTCGCCGCTTGAGCGTTTTCCATGCCTCCAGCAGCGCGCCACGGGCGGAACTGTAATTTACCTTCGACCAGTCATTGCTGACCTGCATGGGGGCAAGGCCCATGCCGCTGGCGACGTTGTTCAGTACGGCAGCCTGAAAATCGGCATAGTTGCTGTTGGGACGCGCGGCCGTGACAGCGCCTATCTTCTCCCCTGGGTAAAGCATGGGAATCCGCGCGCCCTGCAATGACAGATCGCGCCCCGCGTGCCACGCCAACTGCCCCGCCCAGCGGCCGTTGTCGAAGCCACCGCATGTCGGGGAATCAATGGATTCCGCCGTCATCTGGTGGTCATACGGGCTTTCGATATAGGCGGCGAAAATCGCATTGATGATCGCACTATCCAGTTCAGTGCTGTCATATTTGGTCAGCATCTTGAGCCGTTGCACGACAGGGGCGAGCATTCCGGCACCCCCACGATGCTGATCGGCACGGTGATGTTCGAACATGTGGACGACCTGCGGACGCCCCCACGAACTTTCGCGCTCGATGCGTGCCCACTCGACCGATTTCGCTGCGTTGTACCAATCGCCCTGATGAGCGCGACGGATGTGGTAGGCGACCGGGGCTTCGGCATAATCGATTTCCACACCGCCGCGCATGCGGATCATGTCCATGAACATCTGCGGGTTGGACAGCCGGTCGGGGTCAATCACCTGCACGGTCGTGGCATACTGCGCCCGGCCACGCGACACCCGTTCCGGCATCCACGGCAGTGTCGCCAATGCGTCACCGTCCACCAGCAGGTGCCGGAACGACAGATTGGCCTGCTGTCCGAACGTCAGCATCCGCTGACTGTCATTGTAGCGACCCGGATCGTTCGCCCAGGTGCGCCAGCGCGCATCGACGGCACGACCGAATTCGCGCGCCCATCGCGCATCGAATGCCCTGTTGCCGGTCATGTGCGCCAGTGCGCGGTAATCGGGTTTGGAGATGGGATGAAAATTTACCCCCATCGCATTGTCCAGCGTGCGGGTTACCGCACCGGCGGCCCACCCATCATTGCGCACCAGATCGCGCACGCGGCTGACGATCCGGTCGCGCCACGGATTGAGTTCCGTATCGGCGGACCAGAGCGGGGGCACCCACGCACGGGTGTGCTGTCCCCACATGTCCGCCGCATCATAGGGCACGCCGTATGGTGCGTTCAGGGCGGTCGGGCGATTGGGGCCGGCAGGTCCCACGTTCTGCCGGGGGCGCGCGCCCGCAGGGGGGCGGCGTTCGGGCGGACGCGCAGCAGCCGGGATGGCTGGCGCGCGTTGTCCGGAGAGGGTGGCGAAGACGTCGGCCATGCTCGTCATCAGAAAATGGGCCTCAATGCGCGGCGTCGGACGCCGGGGACGCCAAGCTGGCGCTGGATCTGCATGATGAACTGCGTCAGCCCGGCCATGTTGGCGGCCGTGTAGGACACGGAGCGCGATCCATCGCCCTGCGAGTAGCTGACAGACACGACCTTGCCGCCGGTCTGGAGCTGGACCAGCGCGGCCTGCGCAGAGGCAAGGGCCGTCTGCAACTGCGCGGTGGTCATGCCCGCGAGTGTCGATGTGTTGGGATTGTAGGTGATCGGGGGCACGCCCCAGGGGTTGAAGCGGTTCATCATGGCGGTCTCTCCGGCAGGCGGGGTCAGGCCATCGCGCGCTTTACTTCCGCGTTGATGGCGTTGGTCACGACGCGCCCCATGCGGGCAGACACCGTGTTTTCGACGATTTCATTGACAGGCAGGCGCACGCGGTAGGTCGGGCGCTTGGGCACGAACCACAGGATCGGCACGACCTTGCCGGGTCCTACCAGCTTGAAGATGCCGGTAGGGCGCCGGTTGCTCCCCGCCCCTTTTGCGTGCCCTACGAAATATTCGGAGCGCAGAGCGCGGGCATTTTTTCCTTGGCGCTGGAGGCGGCGGGCCGTGCGATCGCTCATGTTGGCCGTGGTGTCCAGCATCAGGCCAAGGCGCGAGAGGATCCGGGTCAGTTCGCTTTTCTGGACGTTGCCGTACGCATCGAGTGGCGCACCGGGACCGGGGACCCAGAACTGACCGCCGGAGATGGCAGAAAGTGCTTTTTCCGATCGCTTCATGTCGCGTGGGCCGCCCCAGATCTGCGGGCCGAGGTAACGGATGGCCGTGCTGCCCTTGGGTGCGAAATCGATGGTCCCGACCCAGGCCGACAGATCGGACGGGGTCGCTTTCTTGACGTAGAAGCCGCCCAGCGTGAAGCGACTGGGGCTGTCGAAGACTTCCTTCATCCGGTCGATGATCTGCCAGCGTGCGCCGTTGGCGAGTTTGTTCATGGCATTGGCAGTGGCCGAACGAATGCCGCTTTCGGACAGTTGCGCCAGTTTTTTCTGGACGTCCGCCATATCGACCGAGATGCCCAGTTTGAGGAAATCAGGGGGCATTACGGTTTCCTTGCGGGTTAAAAGGTGCCTGATCCGAACTGTCGGGCCAGACGCTGCATGCGTTCGGCCATGGTTTCCGCCGGCGGCGCGGGCGGTATGGGGGCCGGACGCATGACCTGTGTGGCCGCCTGCCCCGCTTGTGCCAACGGCTGCACCGCAATGGGCAGGTCCATCACCAGGATATTGCTGTCATGGGGCGCGGCCCAGGATGGTGGCGCGGACCAGTCGATTCGACGGAGCCCGTGCAGGTTGGCCATCACGTTGGTCATGACCATAAGATCCAGTGCTTCGTTGCGCGCACCGGATGTCACCTTTTCCCATCGTCCATTTGCCAGGCGATGTTCCGACACAAGCTGGTCAAAGAACGGATGCGGGGGCGTCTGCGCGCGCAGGGCGGCGGGAAAATGAACATATAGCGGACCGGATTCGGCCTGCTGTAGCTGGAGTGCCACGACATCCTTGGCCGTGTTGGGGTTGAAGATACCCAGGGGCACGTCGCCCCGGTTCGCGGCAAAACGGTCCTTGCGCTGTGTTTCGGGGTAGGTGACCAGCAAGGATGGCGCATTGATGCCACTTGCCCCCTTGAGCGGCAGGAGGGTCCATGCATCGCGTCCATCCTTTTTGCCCAGATAGCGGACGTCCCCGCGCTTTCTGGCGCGCCGCCATGCCTCGTACGCTTGCAGGGTCACGCCATCCTGACCGCCGCTGTCGTAACCGGTTGCGAGAATCTTCATCCCCCTGCCCGGTGCGTTCGCCAGTGGATAGATGTGGGTATGCAGGCGATGGAGCAAAACGTCCCAATCCTCCGGGCTGGTGGCCGGATCGGCCGGCAGCTTGAAATGATCAATGAGCCAGCTTTCACCGCCGACACCCCAGCCGCGCACGCACACCTCGAAATGACGGGCCTGAATATCGACGGCCCCTGTCAGGAAACGGACGTCAGGGGCCACCGTGCCAAGCGCAAGGTCTGGTTCCGCACGATCGGCGATGACGACGGCATCTATACTTCCGATCGATTTTGGCGGATCGAACGGAAGCCCCCACCGTTTGACGGTCACGTCCTTCAGCTTCTGGACGGCATCTTCCTCGCCATTTTCGACCGCGCGGCGTGCCTTTTCCATTTCGTAGGCAAGGGAGCCGATGCCGCCGATGACGAAGGGCGACATGGCGCCCGTGATCCAGAAACCGGCAATTTCCTTTGCAAGCAGTTCACCTGATATGTCGCCGGATTCGCTGATGGTCTGGCCTGCGCCAACCCATAAGCCGTCACGGTTCATGGCGCGGCGCCATTTATCCTCGATCAGGGTGCCGCAGCACGGGCAGACAAGCCGTGCGGCTTCCTTGATTTCATCAAGGGGCGCATCCGCAGGCCAATCCAGCGTCATGACCCGTTCCCCTCTTGGATTGGGGGCGGAATAGGCATTGCAGTTTGGGCAGGGCCAGTACCAGATATGGCGATCACTATCCCTATAGAGAGACATGACGCCTGCGGTCCATTTGGCAGGGTCGGCACCTGCCGCCATATCCGGATGACTTTCGGCCAATACCATGGATTCATACATGAACGACTGACGGCGATAGCTGGCCAGTTCATATGTATTGCCGCCACAGGCATCCAGTTCGGTAATAACGACACGCGGCGCAGATTTCTGGATAAGGTTATTGTAACTGGAAGATAGAAATTGCACCCACATGCTGGAGAATTTCTTAAAGTGCATGGAGTTGTCGCGTGGCAACTTCCCCTGCTTATCCTTCAGGCGTTTGTGACTTTCGAGCAGCGGATTGATTTCCGCTTTTACATACTCCTCGATCATTGCATCGGTGGCGCTGTAAACCAGCATATCCGCCGGGTCGGCATCAATGGACTGACACATCCAGTTCTGACCAATGGCGGTCTTACCGCTTCGGGCAGGTCCGACTACGGCAACAGTCAGGTGGTTCCGACTGGTAAGCATGCGCATCGGCCCCACGAGATATGGGGCTTCATCATGATTCCATCGACCGACATAGCCGCCACCACGATTGTCCAGATAACGGTGCAATGCTGCATAATCGGCGACATCAATCTGTTCGGGCGGCAGAAAAGCCTTGATGGCATTCGAAATGATGGTGCGCGGAGCGACAAACCGGACCTTATCCAAGGAGGTCGGGCTGAGGTCCGTCATCTTCGGTTTCACCTATCTTCATATCATCCAGCACCTGCTGGACGGCCGTGCGCTGCATGTCAGCCAATTTGCTTTCCGCCTGTCGGATCATGGCGTCAGGCCATGACTGTTCGCGACCCAACTGGCGGATGAAAACATTGATGTCGCGGCCAAGGCGCCCGAACACGGACGTAAACAGGTCCTGCAGCTCTTCCGCGTTGACCAGTTTTCCAGCCTGTTTGGCCTGTTTTATCTGCAGGTCCTGAAGGCGAGCCAAATCGTATCTTTCCTTAATGGAAAGACGACTATCGGATGATGCTACTGCAACAGGCTCAGGCCATAATGCGAGCTGGAGCTTCATCAGCTCTGCGTCGCGACCAGCTTCTTTCGCGGCCTCTTCTTCCCGCCGCGCAGTCAGGAATGTCAACACTTCGTCTAGGTGGAATGTCCAACTGACACCATTACGCCCGCGCTCGACCACGGGAAATTCCGGCCAGCGATCCAGCCAACTGGTCAGGGTGGGCAGCGAGATCCGCAGCCGGTTGGCCAGTTCGCGCTTGTTGACGGTCGGACGACTGGCGACGACTGGGCCATCCTGCGCCGTCTCACTGTCGGACAACAACACCAATGGAAACACCAAGCCTTTGTAAAATTTATAAAAGTCAGTGACCTGACAGGGTGCGAACAGCTCGTGGCACCTGACCCTCCCAGGAGGGACCCATGGAAGCACGGCCATGGTCGGGAGAACCGCCATTGAGGAGGATGCCCCTCCCCTTTCACTGTCACCACAGGTCCGATGGTCCCAACGAAAAACGGCGTGAACCCCGTAGGATGCACGCCGCCTCAACATAGTGATTTCTATGCGGCAAAATGGGGAATTTGGGAAGTGAAAAATGATGGCTGCACGATTTTTCTTGCGATGTCAGCTATGGCCAACTGATGCCATGACTTGGCCGTATGATGATCAATATGCATATGATTCGCAATTTTCCGCCAACTAAAGCGATACCGATGCGAGATCGGATGCACGATCAGGCGCAGACAGAGCACCTTGCGCCAGTTCCGGCGGTCATCGCCGATCAGCCCGATCCACGACAGCGATTCGTCCATGCGCGATACCGCACCGGCATCAGGACATGGCGGCCGCAGGTCGTCATCCGACGCGGCGTTGATCCAGTCCAGATCCACATCCGCCAGCATTTCAGGCCATGCGACACGCACGCCCCCCGGTTTCAACCCATGAGCAGGCAGCGCCGCCAGCGTGCATCCCGCCTCGAACAGGCGCTGTCCCACGACATCGGCGACCGCCAGGCCATCGGGCACCGACAGACGGCCGGTCATGCCGCAACCCGTGCGCGGGCAATGAATTCCTCCAGCCGGGGCTGCGGCGCATCGCTGCCATTGGCGGCATCGAGCACCCACTGCCGATGCGCCTCACGCCACGCCGCTTCCGCCGCGAACTCCGCTTCCGTGGAGCAGGCCAGCGCCGGGATATCGCGCGACGCTATCGCCTCGGCAATCGCGTCATTGAAATACCCCATGTGCTTGATCGACCGCTTCTTTTCCGCCTGCCGGTCGGTTACGCGCCCCACGACTTCCATCACCATCCGTTCGGTCTCGGCAGCGCTCAGCCCTTCCGCCATAGCATCGGCCACCCACTGGCGAACCTGCCCCCAGTTTCCCCTGTCGCGCACCGGGTCGAAACCGGCACGTTCCCAGGCCCTGCGCCCCAATGCCCGGAACACCGCATCAATGTCCTGTGCCGCAGGCCTGGCTTTAAGACTATTATTAACCTCCAAGCTAAGCTTAGGGGCGTGGGTTTCGGTTCTGGTTTCGGCGTCCATGCCTTTTCCTCCAGAAATGCCCATCATGGCGATGCGCTGGCGCGGATCGTCCTGTGGGCGTGGATTGTGATGTTTCGGCGGCCTGCCGCCCTTTTTCCCGTTTTCACGCGCGGCCAGCGCCTTGCGTGACGGCATGAGCGCACCCGGCAGCCCGATGGTCCCCGCCGCCACATCATGGGTTAGCAGTTGGGTTTCGGTGTAGGTCACCAGATGGGTTCGCAGTTCGGTTTCCTCCATGCGCAACCCGACGGCAGCGATTTCCGCCAGCGTCGGCGCACCACCGACGCCCGGCACCAGCACGCCATCGGTTCCGTATTCGATGATGTAGGAAATGATCTGTACCCAGATCCCGATTGCCGCATGCCCCATCGCGCGCAGGCGCAGGTTATGCGTCGCCATCTGGAGCATCTTCTGTTCGGTTGTAACGCGGGCCATGGTCAGTAGGCTTTCAGGCGGTAGCCGTTATGGAACGGTTCAAGGATGTCGAGCCGCACCAGCTGTTCGATCGCGGCGCCGACCTCGGCAGGATCAGCCGCCAGCAGTCGGGTGAACTGGTCCTGATCCGGGGCCGTGCGCACGGGCGCGCGCAGTTCGGGCATCAGGTCGGCCGCGTCCGTCAACTCCAGCCACATGGCGCGGGCCGACAGGCCCAGCAGCCGCCAGCGACGGTCTGTCATCAGCACGCGGGCATGTTTTCCGGGGCGTTGGCGCGGCGATCTCATGGCGTATCCCCCGACGCGACGGTCCATGCCGGTCCATGGTCACTTTCATCCACATCACGAAACCACGTCGTCATGTCCTGGAACTGCAACGCGCAGGCACCGGTCGCGCCGTGCCGGTTCTTGGCGACATAAACCGACGCCTTGCCCCTGCTGTCGCGCGTGCGCTGGATCAGGTTGGCGCAACGGTTGCTGTACGCTTCATCCGTTTCGCGGTCATTGCGCGGGATATTGCCGTCGCCCAACTGCTTGTTCAGGTAATAATGATCGCGGTGCAGGAACAGCACGGTGGCCGCGTCCTGTTCCAGTGACCCGCTGTCGCGCAGGTCCGTCAGTTCAGGCCGCTTGTCCTCGCGCTTTGCGCTTTCGCGCGACAACTGCGCCAACGCCAGCACAGGTATTTCCAGTTCCCCGGCAAGGTTTTTCAAATCCTTGCTGATTTCCGTCATGCGGTGCGTCAGGTTGAACGACCGCGTATCCGACGATGCGCTTAACAGCCCGACATAATCAACGACAATCAGGTCCAGACCCTGCCGCGACCGGCGCATGGCCCGCGCCTGCGTGCGCAGTTCCGCCACCGTGATGCCGGAACGATGGTCGATCTGCATCGGCAGGCTGGCGGCCGCAAGTTCGCCGTCCTCCAGCTCCCGCCACTGATACGGTGCCAGCGGTTCACGTTGCGACGTGTCGGCGTGCGGCGGAATGTCATACCGACGACCGGTAAAAACCGACAGCGTCGACAATCCCGCCCACGCCGCACCGGCACGCGCGCCCAGGATGGTCAGGTCGCCACGATGCAAACCGCCGGTCATCCGGTCCAGCGCCCTGTACCCCCACGTGATGCCCGCCAGCCCGTCGCCGCGTTCGGCGGCCTCACGCGCGCCCGTGATCGCCTGCCCGATGGCCGCGCCGATCTGGATGGTGGGCTGTGCCGCGATGCTGCCGGTGGCAATGCGCGTGATCCGGTTTTCCAATCCCTCCATCACAGCACTGTCGGGTAATTCACCCGGACGGCAGCACAGGTCCGCCGTTTCGGAACAGACCTCAAACAGGTTGCGGCGGAACCAGGCACTGCGGATTGTCGTGGCATATTCAGCGGCATAGGCAATGCCGACCATGCAACCCGCCAGCCGCATCAGCATCTGAAGCGCCGTTTCATCAGGACGCAACCGCAGGTCGCCCTCGAATTTAGGACGCAGCGTGACCGGATCGGCACGGCCACCGTCCCAGACCATTTTGCGCGCCGCACCGTAAACAGCCCCATGGATCGGGATATAGAAATGTTCCGGTTCCAAGATTTCCTCAACCCGGGACAGGACGCCGTTATTCGTCAGCAACGCGCCCAGCAGCGCCTGTTCCGCCTCGATATTCGTGGGCGGCTGGCGCAGGGACGTGCCGAACAGGCCATCGGGACCGTTCATGGCCGGTCATCCGCTGGCACCGGCGATGCGGGGGGCAGCGCAACAGGCTGGTACATCGTGACCGTCACCGGGCGATAGCCCAGCGCCAGCGGCACCGACAGGCCCAACCCCCGATGCCCGTTCACCGCATTGGCCAGCGTGCGCATATTCAGGCCAACCCGATTGGCCAGATTCTGCACGCCGCCCGCATCGCGGACGCGCGCATTCAAAACGGCATACATCTGCGCCGCCGTCAGCATGTCACCGCCCATGACGCCCCCCATCGAAACGCCGGGACACCAGCCGGTTACGTGCAATATAGGTACGCCCAGACGCCGTGACGGCCACGCCAACACGGTTATCCAGCCCCAGCACCTGCATGCGCGAACGCACCGCACGCGGGGAGACGCCGAATTTCCGCGCCATGGTGGAGACCGAAACGCCCATGCCCGAAAGCTGGCGCAGCACGGGATCAAGACGACCCCAGTCGATGGAAATGGCAGACATATCGTCCCCCAGAAACACGGCGCGCAGCGCACCGATTTAATGAAACATGTTCCGGCGCCAACGGGCCTTGTTACGCACGACGCGCATCAGGCGTTCGGTCCGACGATCCAGAATGGCGGATTCACGGAGCGCCCACGCGTCAACGACGCACAGGCACAGCCGCAGAAACTGAAACACGATCCATGCGCGCCCCCGCCGTTGCACCAGAACAATGCAAAGCGGTACACCCAGGATCGCAACACTGACCCAGACGTAAAACCCATGCGTCACAACAGATCTCGCAACGCGGCCTGCCGCTGCCGGATGGCCTCCAGGCGCTGGCGGATCAGCGCATCTTCGCGCTGCAGGCGGCGTTCCTCCTGCGCCAGCCGCCGCGCACCAAGGTCGCGCACGGCCTGCCATTCCAGCAGCGTCACGGCGCGGACCTCATGATGCCAGCACGCGCGCACGCGCCGGGCGGTAAAGCCCAGCGTGCGCGCGACCTCGGCAAATGCAGCGCGCAGGCCCAGACGATCCCGGCGCGCGGCAACTTCCGCATTCACCAGGTCCTGAAACTCGTTGCACATCGCATCGGCGCACATCCTATGCCGTTCCCCTCTGTCGCCCGGCGCACCCGCGTGCGTGGGCAAATTGCCCGAAACGCCCGCGCGCGCGGGCAAATCGGGCGAAATACCCGCGCGCTTGGGCAAAAACCGCGAAATACCCGACACCTTGGGCGTCCTCCCTGACATCATCGTGGATGTCAGGGGATTGGCCCCGGCAATTACAGGGAACGGGAACGGACGGGATCGCGACGCGCTGGACACGCATGACAGGTCGCGATCCCGTC